AAAAGTCGCTACAACTACTCCTACAGATAACAAGGTAGCATTTCCTACTGACTTCTTAGAGTTAAGAGAGATGCACTTTCAGGGTAACCCACCTATTCTGTTAGAGTTCCAAACACCTGACTTGTTCTTCCGTAATGGTCAAACAACATTATCAGGTCGTTCACACTACTTTACAATGTTAGGTACAGAGTTCCAATTTGCACCTAGCCAAGATACAGATTACACCATTCAAATTTTATATTATGCTCAACCAACATTTATTTCTAGCACAACTTCTAGTAACTTGTTCTTAGCATACTACCCAGACGCTTTACTTTATGCAACTTTAGCAGAAGCAGAACCGTATCTTATGAATGACCCAAGAGTAGCAACATGGTCAGCTTTATACGACAGAGCTATTGCTAATATTAAGAAAAGCGATTTAGGTCAAACATACGCATACACCACATTAAACGTAACACCAAGATAAAGGAAAAATCATGGCAGAAATGAGTAACTTTTTAGAGAACGCACTTATAAATGCAACTCTACGTAACACAACATATACATCAGTCGCAACAGTATATGTATCACTATGGACTTCAGACCCTACAGACGCAGGTAGTGGCACAGAAGTATCCGGTGGTTCATACGCTAGAACAGCAGTTACATTTGGCGCACCATCTAACGGTGTTACTACAAACTCTGCTGACGTTACATTCCCAACAGCAACAGCTTCATGGGGAACAGTAGGTTGGATTGGTATTAATGATGCTTCAACAGGTGGTAACTTACTTTACCATTCACCTTTAGATACATCTAAGACAATTGATACTGGTGATATCTTTAAGATTTCAACAGGCAATCTTTCAGTTACATTAGCTTAAGGATAAACCATGGCGTTAGTCGTCAAGGATAGAGTCCAAGAGACTTCTACTACTACAGGCACAGGCACGTTTACGCTTGCTGGTGCAGTATCTGGCTTCCAGTCATTCTCTGCTATTGGTGATGCTAATACTACTTACTACGCTATTGTAGGTGGCACAGAATGGGAAGTGGGTCTAGGTACATACACATCTTCAGGCACTACTTTATCTCGTACTACCATACTAGAGTCTAGCAATGGTGGCACAGCAGTAAACTTTAGTGCAGGCACTAAAAACGTATTCGTTACTTATCCTGCTGAAGAAGCTGTTTACCAAGATGAAACTAATGCAGCTTATGCACCACAGTTTGCAGCATCTAACGGACTTAATGTTAATAACGGAACTATAGGGTCATCTTACACATTCCCTACAGGATATAACTCTGTAGAAGCTGGGGATATTACTCTCTCTGGTGGTGTTACAGTTACCGTTCCTTCTACATCAAGATGGGTGATAGTATGAGTACAATTATAAACGCAACTACAACCAATGGTGTTGTTATACAACCTGACAATAGTGGCTCTTTAGTATTGCAAACTAATAGCGGTACTACAGCACTAACTATAGATACATCACAAAATGTACGCATTGGTCCTACGAGTACATCTGGAAAATTTAATGTTTCTCATTCTAATCAAATTACAGACGCTTATGGTATTGTAAATATTTATTCAACGGATGCTGCAGCAACAAACAAAGGTGCTTCTATTGGATTAGGTGGTGCAACAGGGCAAGCAACTGCTAATTTTTTATTTGGAACTATTGCAGGAAGGTATGAAGGTTCTGGATATTCAGGATATTTACAATTTTCTACTACAGCTTCTAATGGGTTAATAGCAGAACGTATGCGTATAGACTCTAGTGGTGGATTAATTCTTGCTGGTTCTACAGCACAAAAAGCAACAGGAACAACTTGGTCTAATCCATCTGACCAACGTCTTAAAGATAACATTCGTGATTACACAAAAGGCACAACTGAACTGATGCAAGTTCGTGTAAGAGAATGGGAATATAACGGTAAAGGTGGTACAACTGAAGGAATGAAGGGACTTGGAGTTATTGCTGATGAAGTAATGACAGTTTTACCTAATACAGTTGAAACTTATGACGCTAAACTAAATACAAATGATGAAAACAATACAGCAATTAAAAAGTTTGATGCAACAGAAATAACATGGCTATTAGTAAAAACTGTTCAAGAACAACAAACCATCATCAACGACTTAAAAGCTCGTATAGAAACATTGGAGGCTAAATAACATGGCATCTTTAGTCTTAAACGGTAATACTAGCGGAAGTGTAACTATAAGCTCTCCAGCAGTATCAGGTACAACTACGCTAACATTGCCTACTACAAGTGGGACTGTGTTGACAACTGGTTCTACTTTTGGTGGAACAGGACCAGCGTTTAGTGCTTATGCAAATGCTACTCAATCTATAACAAGTGCTACATTTACAAAAGTAACTTTTGGAACAGAAGATTTTGATACTAATTCTAATTTCGCATCTTCTACTTTTACACCAACAGTATCTGGATATTATCAATTAAATACTTCATGTATGTTTACATCAAGTTTAGTTTTACAAAGACGAATTATATCCGTATATAAAAATGGTTCTGCTTATGCTAGATTAATTGATAGTTCAATTTCAACTCCAGGTGGAGAAAATGATATTGTTTCAGGTTCAATTATTGCATATGCAAATGGAAGTACAGATTATTTTGAAATATATGTTTATGTAGCAGGGACTGGAACATTGACATTATCTACATCAACATCATCAAATACATCAAGATTTTCTAGTTCCATGATTAGGAGTGCATAATGACATTATACGAAAAAATTATATCTATCTATCCAGAATTAGCAGACTTTAATTTTGCATCTAGCACAATTATTTTACAAAATGATTCAGACGGAAAAGGTGACTACATAGCTAAATGGGAACACACACTACCTAAACCTACAGACGAACAATTAGGAGCAGTATAATGCCTTTAGTGCTTTCTGGAACAAATGGAGTCACATTCCCAGACAATAGTCTACAAGCTGCTGCAGCATCACCTTATGTGCTAAAGAACCGTATTATAAATGGCGATATGAGGATAGACCAGAGAAATGCTGGTGCTAGTGTAACTCCTACAACAGATAGTACTTATACGTTAGATAGATGGAGAGTTGGCATATCACAATCTAGTAAATTTTCAGTTCAACAAAATGCAGGTTCAGTTACTCCACCAGCAGGATTTAACAATTATTTAGGTATTACATCATTATCATCTTATTCAGTAGGTTCTGGTGATTATTTTCTTTTAGAAGAAAAAATTGAAGGATTTAATGTTGCTGATTTAGGTTGGGGAGCAGCAGGTGCAACTACAGTAACTTTATCATTTTGGGTGCGTTCAAGTTTAACAGGAACTTTTGGTGGTGTTTTTAGAAATTCTGCTGAAAATCGTAGTTATCCATTTTCATATACAATTTCAACAGCTAATACTTGGGAACAAAAAACAGTAACAGTTGATGGAGATACATCAGGAACTTGGTTAAAAACAAACGGAGCAGGTATTGCAATAGCATTTAGTTTCGGAATGGGTTCGTCAGTAAGTGGAACTGCTGGAGCATGGGTTTCAGCTAATCTTGGTTCAGTAACAGGTGCAACATCAGTCGTAGGCACTAACGGAGCTACATTCTACATCACTGGTGTCCAACTAGAAGTAGGCTCATCAGCAACACCGTTTGAACGCAGACTTTATAATCAGGAACTGGCTAATTGTCAGAGGTATTTTGTTAAATATGATTTTCCTGTAAATACTGGATTAGGTGCATCTCCATTAGGTACTGCTATAAATACTACATTAGCAGATGGATGTGTGATAGCTCCTGTTTCATTTAGAGTATCTGCAAGTAGTTTATCATTAACAGTTAATAGCCTTCAAATATATACAATTTCTTCTAGTAGTACATTTTCAACAGGAACTTGGGCAATACCTTATAATACAAATTCATTATTTGTTCCTATTAGATATACGCATGGTAGTGCCGTATTTACTCAAGGTGCATCTCAAATTATTGTTGGGAATGGTGGAACTGGATTTTTATCATTAAGTGCGGAGTTATAATATGTATAAATTATATAAAGCTAATATGAACGGTAATAATTATATAGTTAAAACCAATGAAGACGGTTCAACAACATCATTTACGCAATCAGAAGATAACACAGACTACCAAGCCTACCTAAAATGGTTAGACGAGGGAAATACACCCTTACCAGCAGAGGAATAAGGAGTAATAAATGTTTGGCATAGCTAGCTTTTCCCAAGCTCCTTTTAGCTCATTAGCAGGTGGAGGTCAAACATTACTAGCTTCTGCTAGTGTAAATGCAACAGCTACGGTCACAGCATTAGGCTTTAGAATACTTCCATTTAGTGCTGCTATTACAGGTAATGCTACTGTAACAGCTAACGGAAATAGACTGCTATTTGGTAATGCAGTTATAAACTGCACGGGCACAGTATCAGCTAATGCTATTAGAGAACGCACAGGTAGTGCAAATATATCAGTTTCTGCTGTTATTACTGTAGATGGTTTCTCATTTATCTATGCTACAGCAGATGTAAACTGTACTGCCACAGTAAGTGCTAATGCTAATACTACATTATTTGGTAGCGGTGCAGTTACAGCTAATGCAACAGTTACTGCTAATGGCAATAGAGTACAGTTTGGTATTGGTTCTATTACAGGCAATGCTTTTGTAACTGCAAACGCTACTAGCATATATTCTGCTAACGGTGTTATTACAGCAACTGCTACAGTTACAGCACAAGCACAAAGAACTAGAACGAATGCAGCAAGTATTACAGCATTTGGCACAGTTACTGCTAACGCTAACAGAATTACATTTGATAGTGCATCCATTACAGGATTTGCAACAGTCACAGCTTTAGGTGGTTATGTAGTATCAGGTTTTGCACAAGTAAATGGGTTTGCTATAGTTACAGTAAGCCCTAATGCTATATTAGCAGGATATGCTTATGTAGAAGGTGTAGGAACAGTAACTGCTAAAGGTACAAGACAAGGTGAAGGATGGACACCAGTTACTCCAGGTGCAGAAACATGGACACCAGTATCAGCAGGTTCAGAAACATGGTCTGCAATATCACCTTCTTCAGATACATGGTCAACAATTACAGCAGGAACAGAAACTTGGACTGATATTTCTCCAGGTACAGACATTTGGTTACGACAAGGATAAAAGATGGCAAAGACGAAAATTTCAGAATTTAGCACAACAGCAGCAGACAATACAGATATAACTAATATTAATATTGCTGAAGGATGTTCACCAGCTAACTTAAACAACGCTGTTCGTAGCTTAATGGCATTACTAAAAGACCAACAAACAGGTTCTAGTGGTGACCCATTTACAGTCGCAGGCACATTAGTGTCTTCAGGTCAAGTTGACATTACAGGTGCATTTAGACTAGATGGCACAGCAGGTGCTAGTGGTCAAATTCTTGTATCAGCAGGTTCAGGCAATACACCAACATGGGGAACAGGTATACCTTCAGGTATTATTGCAATGTGGTCAGGAACTATTGCTACTATTCCTAGTGGATGGTATTTATGTAACGGTTCTAATTCAACACCAGATTTACGTAATAGATTTATTATTGGTGCTTATTCTGATACTACTGGTGTAGCATATACTACTATTACAGGTTCTAATACACAAACTGGTGGTAGTAAAGATGCTATTGTAGTAAGCCATACTCATACTGCTACTGTAACAGACCCAGGACATACCCATAATTACTTAAAAGGTGGTACTTTTAGTTCTACATCAGGTCCTGATTCAATTATGACAGCTAATACAACAGCAACAGCAACAACATCAGCGACAACAGGAATTACAGTAGCTAATAGCACAACAGGCTCAAGCGGAACAGATGCTAACCTTGTTCCTTACTATGCACTTGCTTACATTATGAAGGCTTAATATGCCTATACAACGCATAGCTTTTAAAGACTGGTTACCAGACCAACCATCTATTTTAGATACAGTATCAGAAGCTAATAACGTTATTCCTTTGGCTGTAGGATATGGTCCTTTTAAGTCAGCAGTAACATTTTCAGGTGCAGCTTCAGAAGACTTGAATAATTGCTTTGCTGCTAAACTAGACAATGACGTATTTATTTTTGCCGGTGGTGCTACTAAACTATTTAAAGTAGACAATACTGACTTATCTCTAGTAGACGAGTCTAAAGCAGGTGGATATACAGGTACAAATAGATGGCAATTCTTACAATTTGGTAGTCTTGCATTAGCATCTAATGGTTCTGAAAAGATACAGTCTTTTGACGTAAATAGCTCTACAGCATTTGCAGACGTAAGTTCAGATGCACCTATCGCTAAATACATTACAGTAGTTCGTGACTTTGTAGTTGCAGGTAATATTGGTGCAGGAACATCACCTAGCAAAGTGCAATGGTCAGGTATTAATGATGCAAGCACTTGGACTACCACAGCAACATCACAGTCAGACTATCAAATTATTCCTGATGGTGGTGATATAACCGGCATTACAGGTGGTGAGTTTGGTATTGTATTCTTAGAAAAAGCTATTGTCAGAATGTCATATATTGGCACACCTCTCATATTCCAATTTGACACTATTTCTCGTAACGTAGGATGTATAGAAGGTAATTCTATTGCACAATATTCAGGTACAGCTTACTTCTTATCAGATGATGGTTTCTATGCCACAAATGGTCAAACATTAACAGGTATAGGTTCTGAAAAAGTAGA